CTACCTTGCCGATCCGGAGTACAAAGCGCGGATAGACGCCGCTAACAAGCGACACAGAGAGAAATTAAAGAAGGAGAAAGAAACGTGAGTCAAGATTTTACCGGCGAGCAACCGAATATCGCATTAGGCGCATTCGCCTTCTCGACACCAGGCGGGCCGATCAACTGCACGGGATTCCCGCGTTACGTCTTCCACGCAACGGAGCCAGCTAGGCTCATCACGAGTCAGCAAGATCGTGATGCATTACCACCTGAGTGGTCGGACACCTATATCAAGCGCGACTACCCGAAAGCCAAATTTGGGCCGAACGGCGAGTTTGTTGCGGTCGAGTCCCCCGAGGCGGAATCAAAGCTCGAGGGCAACTGGTCGGACACCCCGCCCGAAAAGAAGCCCAAAGGCCAGGACCCTGGAAACCGCACGTTGCAGGAGCTAGGCGAAGCGATCCGCGATTCTCGCCGGCTAAGCCTTGACTACGGGCAGATCAATCAGGAGCTGGACCTCAAAGCGGATAATGCGGCCATGCGACCGATTGACCCGAGTGTAGTGCCGAACCCCTATATCCCTCCGCTTGAAACGAACCCGCAGCGGACAAGGCGTGAAGAGCAGCAGGACGCAACCCGCAAAGAGAAGGAAGCCGAAGACAAGGCTAACGAGAAGAAGCACCGCTAGGTCTTTATCTCAATCCATCCCATCCGTTTCGCGTTCTCTCTTGCCTGGGGCGTATCTAATACCCGAATGGTGCGCCCGCATCTCATTTTGAACGTGATGTATTTCGGTAGTTCCTTCGCTGGCGGGGGTGACTGCGGATGCTGCATACACTGCTATCATCAAAGAGGGCCGGTTGACGCGGCCCTCCGTTCCTTAGCTACTTGATGCGTAGCTTGAGAACAACCGTTGTGATGTAAGTCACAACGACTCTGATTACGAGGCTCACCCTCATAAGGGCTCACCCCCTTAGCCGCGATTAGAATCGGGGAGCCTGGAAGTTGCCCTTTCAGGTTTCCCCATCGAGGCCTCCAAAGCCTCTTAGCCAACGCTTCCCAATAATCGCTGCTAAGCCTTCAGTGTCGCGCTCGCGCCACGAATTGTAAATAAGCCGAAAGTACCCAAATGCCCACTGTGCAGGAGTTCGTAAATTCCACCCTACGCCTCATCCGCGTGCTCGACTCGGGCGAGTCGCCGACAGCCACCGAATCGAACGATGCGCTGGTGGCGCTCAACCAACTCATCTCTTCGTGGTCCGCTGCCGGCGTCCCCATCTATCAGGAATCGAGCGACGATATCGTGATGACGGGCGTGACCACGTACACGCTGCCATCCCGTCCCGTCAAGCTCACCTCGGCGTTTACCGACTGGCAGGGCGTCCGGTTCCCGGTCGATATCGTCCCGTCGCAGGTCTGGTCAAGGGCGAAAGACGCCACGATGACCTCGAAGTTCGCCAAGGAACTGTATTACAACGGCGGCTTTCCCACGGCCACGATTCAGATCTGGCCCAACGTGTTTGCAGGCGGTTCGTACATCCGGTTGTTTTCGCTGAAGCCGCTCGCCTCGTTCGCATCGCTCGCGGACGTTATCAATCTGCCCCCCGGCTATGAGCAGGCCTTGCGCTTTGGTCTGGCGGGCGTGCTGGCTCCCGAGTATGGGTCTGCGCTACCACCTGAAGTCGTCGCGGGAGCTGCAGCGGCACAAAGCGCGATCACCGCTATGAACGCCGCGGTGATTGCTCAAGCGCCGGCGCCGGCTGCCATACAGGCTGCTTCTTAAGTTCGCTTTAGCGCAAAGGAACACTATCTATGCCCACCACATCGAATGGCGACTGCTGCGTCGAGTTGATGCAGGGGACGCTGGTACGCCCCATCGCCCGCTATCCCGCGAGCGTCGCCTTTGACGACCCCTTGAAGGTAGCGGCCAACCGTGTCCGCACATCCCTGGTTAGGAACGTCGGACCCGGTGACACCCTGCTCACGGTCAGCGATGCCTCGCGGATCGTGCCGCAGATGCTGCTCTCGTTCGACAACGAGATTGTCAGCGTCTCGGAGGTGGACTACACCGCGAAGCTGCTGACGGTGATCCGGGGCTTCGACGGCACCTTACCCGCATCCCACTCCGCGGGCAGCGTCCTTGCGGCTAACATCACGGCGTGGCACCACAACGCGCTGGCGGCGGAGATCACCGCGATCGAGCAGGCGCTCGGCCCGAACCTGTCAAACATCGGCGGGACCACCGGCACCGTCGGGCCGTTTCTGCTCGCGAGTACCTACAACTTCGTGCCGCAATCCCCAGGCGGAACGCTGAGCCCAGGCTCGAACGTGATCGCGCTGTCCCCGGTTCCGCAGGGGGTGAACGGATCGAACACCGGTTACAAGGTCTGGATTTCCGGTGGCACGGGTGCGGCCGAAGCGGCTCAGGTCACCGGCGGAACCGCCGTTGCCGGAGCTCCTTCAGGAACACTGATCGTGACCTGCGCCAACGCGCACTCGGGATCATGGACGATCGGCAGCTCGAGCGGAGGGATACAGGAAGCGGTCTGTTCCCTACCAACGAATGGCGGGGTGGTCCTGGTAGCCAGCGACGTTGTCCTGCACGCGGATGTAACGAAGGCCGGCAAAGCCCAGCCAATGGTCTGGAAACTTGCGGGCTCGCAAATAACCGGGAACTTCAATGTCCTCGAGGCAACCCCGGATAGCGGGTTGCCGGATTGGACGACCGGACCGCACACGTATTACATCAACATCACCAACGGCAAGGTATGCGGGCTCTCCATATATCCGGAGGGTCACGATCCCTGGCCGGCGTCCTATGGCTCGGCTGTTGGCATCTCCCAGGCAGACCCGGCAAAGATCACCATGAACCAGTTCTTTCATGGCGTGTCGGTGGACATGCATACGGGCAACCCGTTCGGCTCGGGCAACCAGAACGCGGCAGTGCTCGGGTTCCTGTACTCGCACGGCGGGGCTGATCCGTTCGGCGGCGACTTGCATGGCATTGTTCCCGCGGGTGCCGTCGCCCCTTCCTTCTGTGTTGGGGTGCAGGCCACTACGCAGTGCGATATTGCCGCGCCGGGTACCAACATTTGGCCCCTTCTTTTGACCCATAGTTCCACGGTCGGAAGAAAAGCGAGTTCCATGATCCTGCTGGGGGCGGCCACGTCGGGCTCCCGGTTCCTGATGCTGAACGATCTGACCAACAACCCCTTTACCGATGAGGGGATCGTGCTGATTCCGGCTGATGATCTCAACCCGTTCTACCGGGCTTATGCACTCTCGAATTCTGCCAATACGGAGCCGCGATTCTATGTAATGAAAAACGGCAGCGGCTATTTTCACAGTCCGGTGGTGGCGCAAGCCTACAATTATGTTGCTAGCGAAACAGGTGCCGCCAACGCGATTGCCGGGACCTTTCAAAACCTGAATGTACCCGCCCTGGTTGCCGGGTTGACTGTGACGGTGCAGTGCCAGCATGGGTTGCAGGCAGGCGGCGCTAATACGTTCAATTTGAACGGGACGGGTCCGAAAGCTATCAAGTCTCACTACAACCGGAATCTTGACATCGCGCAGGGTTACAACGTTGGATCGATGATCACTCTTCTTTACGACGGAGGGGTCTGGCAGGATATGAGTCAGTGAGGCGCCGCTCGAAGCGGTTCTAGCAGCAGGTCGACATGGTAGCCCTGCTGCTCGCACAGTTCGTCGATCTCATCGATTCCCGCAGCGGGCTTCAACTCCCCGGAACGCAGCAGTATCGAAATCCCGTACCCGAACGTTTGGAGATAGCTGAGATACACCGAACCAGGCACACCGGACCCGTCCTGCTGATAGACGGGGCTGTACTCGGTGACGATCACCGGATGGGAGCGGGCCAGCATCTTCCGGGCTCCCAGCAGTGCCCGGTACTCATGGCCTTCGACATCGATCTTCATCACGTCGATATGCCGTTGTTCCCCTACGAGTTCGTCTATCAGACCGAGTGCGGTGATGCGGTCTTCGAGCGAACTGGCCTCGAGTCTTCGGATGGCCGCATTCTCATTGTCGGGCGCGGTATCGAGAACCGCATACCCGTGGTGATCGGAAACGGCCAGCGGATGCAGTTCGATCGATACTCCCAAACGCCGGGCATTTTCAAGAAGCAGGGCGGTATTCGAGGGCCGCGGCTCGATTGCGATCACATCGGCGCCTCGCAGCGCGGCATGGATTGCGAACACGCCAATATTCGCGCCTACGTCGAGGAACCGCTTGCCGGGGCCGAGTAGGGGCATCAGGTGGCGGAACACATAGGACTCGTAATCCTCGCGGTAGATCGTTTCGACGGCCCGCACAACGAACTCGCGCCCATGAATGCTGAGGGGTTTGAGGGTTTCGGCATGGCTCCGGTATTCGGGCGAGGCAATCAGGCTACGCACCACGGCCGCAACGGACAACTGGGCGGCGACATGCACGCGCAGCCCTTCCGGATCAGGCTCGCGGCCCAGGATGAGACGGTAACAGGCGCTGACTTCGTCGGGACCGGCAGGAGTATTCACAGGAATTCATTATGGGCACATTCAATTCCAGTCTTTGGAACAGCTCGCTCTGGAACGGCGCCGGTGGCGGGGGTAGCGGTGGCGGCACACGCCCGCTCACCGCACATCGCCTGATCTACGATGCCTACCGTGCGCTCGGTGTATTACGCCCCGGCCAGTTGACCAGCCCTGAGGGCATGGACGATGCATTCGGTGTTTTGAACGACCTGGTCGATTCCTGGAATACCGAGTCGCTGATGATCCCGTCCCTGCGAAGGGATGTGTACGAGCTCACCGCGGGAGTTGGTTCATACACATTGGGACCAGGCGGGACGCTGGGGGGCGAACGGCCGCAGAAATCTGTCAGCGCTGCGTTAGTCTCCTGCGGGTGCGGCTGCGGGTGTGCCAGTGGCGGCTGCACGGACCTGCGGATGGTCGGCTCCTGGTCGGACTGCTCGAGCAACTGCGGGATCTACATCGACTCGGCGTACCCGGATGTGAATATCCGCATCCATCCTCCACCTTCAGACGGGCAGGCGCTGGCACTGCAGAGCTGGAACACGCTCGCTACGTTCGCTGATCTCAATACCCCGTACGGCTTTCCTCCGGGCTATGCGCTCGCCTTACGTTGGGGCTTGGCCCAGCAGCTTGCACCGCTCGCGCTCATAATGATGAAGATCCCCCAGAATCTGCTCCAGGTGATCGAACAGCGTGCCGTCGAATCGAAAGCCGCGGTGAAGAGCCTGCGCTCAAGTCCGCCACCCGAGATGAAGTCGGACTTCGGTCCCGGCATGTATAACGTTTACACGGACTCCTGGTACTGATCCTCTTCGACTGGAATGGTCAGCAAGGGTTTTTGTAACGTATCAAGAGACGCCTCTGGGCTTTCCCGAATGGCCGCACGCCCAACCTGGAGCCACTCCCGTATACCGTCATACGGGATATCGTGGCGTAACTGCTGATGGGCGCCTCTGTTAGTTTGCCCGACGTGAACGAGCGGCGTCCCGATAAGCAGGCTCTGGGGCATGAAGAAGCGGAGATTATCCCCAGCGGTAATACAGGCCACGCCTTCGGCGCAATGGATGCCGACATACGCTTGAGGGATCACTTCGCGAAATAACTCCAACACATCTGCGTGGACGATCCTATGACGCATATTGCGGAGGACCAGGAGAAAGAACTGCTGTAGGTTCGGGGGCCGTGACCCCTTGCGAAACGGGAGCATCTCCTTGAACGCCGCCATGGTTCCCGTCTTTTCCGCACGATCCAACACCAACAACTGCTCCGGCTTGAATCGTTTGTCTCGTGTAACGTCCGGATTGAATCCCGGCGCTGGGACCACATCGTACAGGCCGATGCCTGCATGCGCGTGTAACAGAATCAACTCCTTGCAATGCGGACACTCGAAACGGAAGTTGATAGGGCGCTGATGGGACAGGGTGGGCTCTATGATTACCGGCTCGGAGATTGCTGCGTCTTGGGCCGACTGTTTCTTTTTACGGGTAACCGTACTCATCCCTAGATACTAACTACACTTATGTCCAATTGCGTAGCGATCCCCGGCCCTCCCGGCCCTCCCGGACCGACTGGTCCGCAGGGGCCTGGGGGTCCCGCCGGCGGCCCGATGGGTCCGCAGGGGCCGCAGGGCCCGCAGGGGCTTCAGGGTGTTCAGGGGCCTCCTGGTGTTGGCGTTAACACTAAAGGGACTGTCCCGTCTTACGCTAACCTGCCCACGGGAGCCGCTCCTGGCGATGCCTGGATCACGGCGGACACCGGTGATCTGTGGGTGTGGAGCAGCGCCGGAGTGTGGGTGTCAGCCGGTCATATCGTCGGCCCTCCCGGACCGCAGGGACCGCAAGGGCCGCAGGGACTCCAGGGCATTCAGGGATTACAGGGACCGGCGGGAACCGGGCCTGCCATTGCTGACGAAGGATCGCCACTCACCACAAGGCCCACACTGAACTTTGTCGGCGCGGGAGTTACCGCAACGGACGATGCTGCAAATAGCCGCACAGTGGTCACGATCGCGGGCGGGGGCGGAATTGCCGATGTTCAGGACGAGGGTACCCTGCTGACGCGCCGGGCAATTCTAAACTTCGTTGGAGCGGGAGTAACGGTCACGGACGATCCGGCGAACGGCCGGTTCATAGTGACTATCTCCGGTTCGGGTTCGGGTGGTCCCACCGGCCCTACTTCGTACACCGATGCGGCATCAGTGGGAAATCGTACGGCGCAGATTATCCCGTCCTACACCGGCCCCAAAGGCGGTTCCGCTAGTGGGAACTATCCGTTTCAGTGGCTGGATGGCGGCTTCGCGGCGGGTACATCCTGGTGGTGGCTGGGCGGGGCCTCGGGGCCGGCCGTCAACGTAACGTATTACTTCAGCGGCGACACCATCGTGATCGACGAGGCCAAATGGTATCAGGGTGGAACCTCGGCACAAGGGACGTTCAAATGGCAGGGCTCGAACGACACGGTTTCCTGGACCGATATCGGCGGTTCGTTTGCGCTCGGCGGCGTTACCACGCAGATCATCACCACAATGGCTGGCAATGTCACGCCGTATAAGTACTACAGGATGCAGCTCGTCAGCGGTAGTGTTACGGACACAGAGTATATCTACGAGATTGAGTTCAAGGCGAAAACGAGCACGGTTGCGCGAGTTGTCGGCGGTACCGCCTGGTCCAATCCGGGCGGGCAAGGAAACCGGACCTCCATAATTACCGTGACCGCGACTGCCGGCGTGTTCGCGACGGGGACACCGTCAAACCTGGTGGATGGTCAGAACAACAGCTGCCGGTTCACCAACGCACTGGATGTAGCGGGCAAGTTTATCCAGTTCGATTTCGGCTCCCCGAAGACTATTGATTTGGTGCTTTGGTGGCAAGACCAGCCGGAAACACATGGCGTATGGAAGTGGCAGCGGTCCTCCGACGCTCTATCGTGGACGGATATCGGCTTGCCGTTTACTCTTGGCTGCGTCACCGGGATGCGGTTTCAGGCGCACGATGTGTTTCTTTTGAATACCACGGCATACCGCTATTACCGGCTGTTTGGTGTGAGCGGCCTTGCGTCCGGTTCACAGTACATCTGGGACGTCGATTTCCGTATCGCATAGTATGCCTATCAATGCCTTCTCGCTTTGCGGGCAGACCTATCAGACCCGCAACCGCCTATATACTGCAGAGCGGGTCTACAACTGGTATCCCTCCGTAGACGAGAGCGGCCACGCACAGTCCAAAATCGAGTTGTCCCCTACGCCCGGGCTCGCGACCTTTACCACGCTGACCCAGCCGCCGGTACGCGGACTGTGGGCGGGGGATAACCGCTTGTTTGCAGTGGGCGGCAATGTCTTTTGCGAGATCTTCCCCGACGGGCATGTGGTCGATCGGGGCTTCATTGGCTCGGGCTCGACCCCGGTGCAACTCGCGTACTCGGGCATGGAGATCCTGCTCGCTTCCGGCGACTCGGTCTGGCGGGACGACGGCGCGGTAATCACCAAGGTTCTCGACGGTGCGGTCGGCGTGGTCTACGTCGATGGCTACTTCCTTGCTCCGATGAGCAACTCGAACGACATCCGTTTTTCGTTCGGCAACGGAGGTACCATTTGGGACCCACTCGACTTCATTCAAAAAACAGGGAGTTGGGACCGTTCCATGCGGCTCGAGGTTCACGAGGGGCACGTCTGGGTTTTCGGTACACACTCGATCATCCCGTTTTATAACAGCGGCGATGCCAACACGCCCTGGCAACCCATCCAGGGGGCGGTGATGGACGTGGGCACGATGGCCCCGTGGTCTGTTACCAAGATCGATCAGACGCTGTACTGGCTCGGCCAGGACGTCAACGGCTACGGGCGCGTCTATCGCTCGCAGGGCTACTCGCCGGTTCGCATTTCGAACATGGCGATAGAGCACCTGATCAAGGGCTATCTCGAGCAGGGGACCGATGAGCTCATAACCGGAAAAGGCTACACCGAGAACGGGCACACGTTCTACGTGCTGAGTTTCCCTTTAGCGAAAGCAACGCTGGTTTACGACCTGACTACCCAGATGTGGCACGAACGCGCAAGGTGGAACTCAACCCTTGGCGTATGGGACCACTGGCGCGGGTCGAGCTTTCACGCGCATGTGTTCGGCAAGCATTTCGCAGCGAGAATCGATGCCGCCCCTCACGATGCCGGCGACGAACGCAAGATCTACCACCAGAGCGTCGATATCTATACCGACGACGGGATACCCATACGGCGCTACCGGTCAGCCCCGTATATCGCTGCAGACCAGCAGTGGCTGATGCACCACTACCTGAAGCTATTCACGAGCGGTGACCAGGCGATCGACATGCGCTACCAGCTTGACGACGGAGTGAATTGGAGCAACACGCGAACCGTCGCACCATTCAAGAACGAGATTAAGTACCGGCGATTAGGCAGGGCGCGGGACCGGATGTATGAAGTCTCGCTGTTCGACTCGACCTTGAAGTCCACGGCAATTATTGAGGCTTACCTTCACGCATCGCCAGGAGAGCCACCGCGCTAAAGCGTGCAACGCTGAAAACATGAAACGCGCCTTGTTCCATTGCGAGTTATGCGGCAAGACACTCGATCCCAAGCACGAGAGAATTCTGTGGACCGGGAGGACAGCGAAAAAGGCTCGGTTGTATTGCCGTGTCTGCGCCTGGGCTCTACCGGCGGGTAGTATCACGGGTGTGATGGTTCCGAGTATTTATAAATCGATTCGACCTTAAGACACAGCCATGGCTCTTCGCCGCAGGAACGTGCCGTCGCCGCAGTTGTCGGATGCGGCCGTCAGCAACGCACTCGCAGTCCCCCCGTTGCCGTTGCAGCAAGCGCTTACCGACGAGAGAAACTTGCTTACCGTGCCTTGGACGCTGCTGCTCCAGGGGATGGAGCAAACCATCGCAACCCCTACCTATTTCGAGGGAACGCACGCGGACCGGAAAGACCCGGACTCCGATGCCGCCAATTTCCGGCTAGGCGCGTATTTCTACGAGACTGACCGCAAAGTCCTCTACCAGTCGCGCTTAGTCCCGCTTACCGATCCCGCCCATCCCACGGACCCGCCCATCCCAACGCCGTGCTGGGTGTATGTGGCGGGCACAATGTCGGGCACACTCGCTTCAAGGCCTACCGATCTCGGCAAGCCATTCTTTGGAACCCTCGTTCCGCCCGTGCCGGCGTATCACCATGACGACACCGGCTTCCGGTTCCATGCGACCGATACAAACCAGGACTACCTATGGAGCGGCACGGCATGGATCGATGTCACCGATTACGCCTATGCGGTCTATGGGACTCACGCGGCACGCCTGGCGCATTCGCTCTCGACCCTAGCGGATGGAACGCTGTGGTGCGAGATCGACCGCAACAACGTGCTCTATCAGTTGCAGGGCGGGATCTGGTGGTATGTGTCCGGGACCATGTACGGCACATTCACCCCGGACCAGCGTCCGACGGATCTCGGTGTCCATGAGGGTGGGTTCGAATTCCGGACAACGGATTTCCCGGCTCGGCATTTTATCTGGTCGCAGACGGCCTGGGTCGAGGTCACGCCAGTCTCGGAATCGAACAGCATGGCTCTGGCTCTGGCAACCGGAACCCTCACGCTGACTACGTCGCTGCAAGATATCCTGGGGGCCACCCTGACCATTACCAAGGCCGGCAAGTACTGGCTACAGGGTATCTTCGATTTCACCATGGGGGGTCCGGATAACGGCGTTTTGTTCCAGGGGGTTCTCGCCGTCAACGGAACGCCCGCGATTCAGGTGGCAACGTTTACGCCGCATTACGTTTCCGGCCCCGGCGGCAACCGGGCAACGGTGGCGCAGCAGTGGTACACCACGCTTACGGTGGGAGCCGTGGTGAAGCTGCAGGCCTCGAAAAACGGCGGTACGGGCAGCAGTACAGCCGGGGCAACCAACACCTCGCTGAGCGCTTTTTGGGTGAGTCCGTAATTACTACAACTGTAGGAGTTTGAATCATGGCAGATCCTGTATCGCTCGGCTTGATGGGCGGCGGCATGCTCATCAAAGGCTTGGGTGCCTTGTTCGGCGGACGTGCCCAGAGGGACGCGCAGAAACGCGCCGGCACCCTGCTCGCTGATACCGCGGAAGCGGAGCAGAAGCGGGCCCTGGCGTTCCCGGACATCATCAACCCCTACATCGACGAGCGGTACGGGCAGACCTCCGATGCGCTCGAGCAGCGGGCAAGGCAGGGCTACGAAGATGTGATGGGGCAGACGCGGGAAGCGAACGCCTATCTCAACCCCTATGCAGACACGGGGCGCGAATCGCTTGTTACGTTAAGCCAGCTCGCGCAGAGTCCGGAAGAGCGGTTTGCCTTTCAGTTCTCGCAGGATGACCCGTCGTACCAGTTCCGGCTTGCCGAAGGACAGAAGGCCCTCGAGCGTTCTGCAGCGGCACGCGGGACACTGCTCGGCGGTGGCACCCTAAAAGCCTTAACGAACTACGGGCAGAACGCAGCCAGCCAGGAGTACCAATCCGCCTTTAATCGCGCCCTGAGCAGCTTCGGTGCGAACCAATCGGCACGCCAGCAGCGATTAGGCACGTTGAGCAGTCTTGCGGGCATGGGCGCCACCGCTGCAGGTCAGATGGGACAGAACCTGATCGGGGGTTCCCGATTCGGCGCGGATCTCACGCAGAACGCAGCGCAGACCGCGGGCGGGTGGCGCAACCAGTCAACCAATATGCAGGCCGGCAACATCGTCAACGCGAACGATATCGCCAGACAGCTCCGATTGCAGGGAACGCAAGCTACTGCCAATAGCATGCTGGGCGCGGGACAAGCCACCAGTGATATCTGGGGAGGGACGGCGGGCATGATCGGCAACGGCTTGACGCTCGCCGGGATGGCAAGGGGCACCGGAGGATGGGG